AAAGGGTTCCTCCATCTTCAAACATTCAAAAGGATTAACAGCCGCTCGTTGTCCAAATTTACATCTATCCATATCTAACTTACTACGATCTAAAATCTCTTCCCAACTTGGAAAGGATGATAGAATATTAGCTTCTGTTAAACCTGTTCTCCTTAAAATTTTGCTGATTTTTATTCTCTTAGCTGGATTTTTAAGATAATCTTTAATTTGTTGTTCCATATTGGGTACTGAATATCGAGCCAATATTTTATCATACAAATCTCTCACAGCCTGATAAGCGACTTTATTTAGCTGAGCATCATAAGCTTGTCCTATACAAGACAATAACATATCTATTACATCAACATCTTCTCCGCTATTTAAATCGAATTCTTTCAAACAAAGACTAGTCATTATTTCTCGAGTTTCTTTATGGGCTACTACAGGCGGCATACCTGGTATGGTACACGCTACAAATCTTCTTTTCAGAAAGACTATACCACTTTTCTTTATCTCTTGTGTAACCTCATCAACCTCACTCAAGAAATCATCAAATTCCTCTACTTCTCGCAATTTCATATCAAAAAATTCATCTAAAAACCAGGCATACGCCTTTGTATTAAAAATTGCTTGCAAAGTAACCGGCCACGTCCATGCATGATCGTCTCCATACACTATCATCACTAACAGCCTAAGATAGATACATTGTTTAATGTAAGCAGCAGCATGGGGATATTTCCATATATTATATGAACAAAAAAGGCAAAATAAAAAAAGTTTTGCGAAACTATCCAACAATGATGTTTCTAATCCTCCCGAATAAACTTTTCCTTTCTCTATTCGCCAAAATCCGCCTAAGTGAAGTACTATCTTAACTACTATATGGTACATAAAATACTTAAATAAAGTTCTAATATAATTTTTTGCTCGATCTGTTTTATTATCCATTTTGTAACATAAATAACCAGTACCACAATACATATCCATAAATATGCGTTGTACATGTTTATCCAATTTATATATGTCACCTTTACCATACCTCTGTCCTTTAACGTCATAATTTAACAACTTAGCAACATTATAAGCACCTCCGTGCATAAAATTTAATCCTATTGCTATATATGTACCCGTCATTATGTATTTTAAAAACCACAATAACGTATGACCCAAAAAAACTATGAAACATGG